TGTTTTGTAATGGACAGTACGTATGGAATGCAATTATTAATTAAACCAAAACAAAGATGAGTAAATCAATAGCAAAGTCGTGTGCAATAAGCGACATAAGAAAAGAGTACTTTCAAATAAACAAATGTACTTGGAGAAATATGTACTACTCCACATTAAATGCGTTTGCTACTGATGAAGAGTACAAAAGAATGAACAAAGAAATTATTGACATTGACCTGACACAGCAGGTTGATAGAGGTTGTACGGCCCAAATTTACTCTATAAAATCTCATGGGGCCTAAGCTGGTGATTACCAGACACGGAGATATGATGAAACCTTGGACAATTTAGTTAGTGCATTAACTGATGTCTGTATGGGATTAAGCCGTGAAAGAATGAGGGCAGACTGTAAAAAAAAACTGCCCTCTTTTTATTTACTTTAAACTAAAAAAAAATGACTAAAGAAAAAAAGATATACACATATGCATGTAACGACTGTCATGAGGTGTACGAGTTCGAACACCCACAGACGTACAAGAACTGTAACAAGTGTGAATACAGAGGAGAGATTCGACTACAATCAATCGAGGTAATTGATGAGGAGGTAGGCGATGAGTAGCTTCCACATCTGCTACATGATAGGCGAAAACCTATGCACTGGCGACACAATACAAGCGTCAAGCTACCGAGACGCACTGAGAAAGTTCGGTAAGAGATGTAACATTATATACATATGCAAGTTATGACACACGGAAAATCATTCGTACTGACATTCATACAGCATGGAGAACAGTCGTACACAAAGATACACTGCGAGGACGACCTAACAGCCCTAAACTACTTCAACTTCTTCTTCCCAGAGGCATTGTTGTTAGACATCAAGGAGAGTAAGGTTCAGATTTTAATTGAGGAAATAAACCAAAACTAATATGATACCAATACTTTCAATAATAGCATTCGGCCTATCACTGTGGCTGGTACATCTGTCGATGGATCACCTGGTAAGTATAGCCGTCAGGTCGATAGTTATTCCAATCGGAATGCTTTGTATGTTCGGCTCATGCATCGCATTCTTTTTATCAATCTTAAATTTAATACTATGAAAAATTTAATTCTAATTATGGTGTTGATGTTCAGCACCAATTTAATTGCACAACCATTCAATGTACCCAAGGGATTCACATACATGGGCGATGCAGAATATCTATGCAGGACATACGACAAGCCCGAAGCCATAGATATATGCATGAAGGTCTATGACTTCTATGACGTCAATATGGATAATTTTAATGTGGATGAAAACTCAAAGGTTTTGATGTTTCGAGCCTTTGAAAGTGACAGAAGGAATCATATGTATGTACTATTTTCTATAGAGTACATGGATGGTTATGATGTTGTACTCAGAGAGATAAAGGATAAAGACACATACTTTTTTAGCTATGATGACTATGACGGATATACTTATGACCTAATATACAGGAAACTATGAAGGCCTGGGAAGACCTAGTCAATGACATAGACAAGTCATTGTACTGGACAGAAGACAGCGACTGGTACCTGGACATGGGTGTCAAGATCGAGAGGTTCCATGAGGATGGACGTATCGAGATAAAGAACGTGATGACCTCTACAGACAAGTTTGAGGACGTCGATGGAGAGATGCTAAAAGTTTTTGAGACCGAGGGATGGCTAATAGGATGCCTTAAACTAAACCTTGATGTACATAACCGTAAGCTACTCAGGACCAACGAGTTGGTAAGGATATCACTATCAAACGGTAACGAGAGAATGATCGACATGTTCAAGAGACGTCGAGAAGTTCTTCAAAAAAAAATTAACAAATACCGTAACTTATTGACAAAAATTGATTAATATTGTAACCCCTAATTTAATTTATATGCACTGGAGAAATTTAATGAAAGACAACAAGTACCTCGGCTCATGGGACTTGGAGGTCAATGGAAAGTATGAGCCAAAGCTAGTAACCATCAAGAAAATATACCAGGACGTCTTCGTAGGCGAGATGGGTAAGGAGGACAAGGTCTTCCTGATGATGGAGGAGTTCAACAAGCCAATGGTTTGCAACCGATCAAACTTCAAGAGGTTGGAGAAGTTCTTTGGAACCTTCGACTACAACGAGTACATCGGTAAGCAGATCGTCCTAAACACCGAGAAGGTCAAGTCACCTCAGGGAATGGTGGACGCACTGCGTTTCAGCACCAGGCCTCTTCCAAAGAAGACCAAGAAGGTCCTCACTGAAGAACAGATGGAGAAGGCAACCGAGTCTGTATCAAACGGACGGTCAACACTGGCAAAGATATCTGCCGTGTACGAACTAACTGATTCACAAACTAAAACCCTGAAAGATGCTGAGAGTAAGAGCAAGTAAGTGTGCAGCCCTATTCACGGGCACGGACGGCCTCACTGATAAGCAGATGGAGGCACTTCATGTATTGATGACCAAGGTCAAGCTTACAGACAACCAGGCGGCCAAACGTGATGAGCTGATAGCCAAGCGTGACGCACCCATTACATTGGGTGAGGGTGCCAGGACACTGATCGAGGAGGCCATAGATGAGATGGTATACGACTACAAGGTATCCTTCAACACGAGGGAGATGACCAAGGGTACAGATGTTGAGGACGAGTCTATAGAGATATACAACCGAATCTTCTTCACGGACTACCGTAAGATGGAGGAGGAGGATGATCATTTTTCACTCAGCTTTCTTTTTGCGTCAGGACACCCTGACATTGTTGATTGTGAAAGAAGAAAGGTTATCGACATAAAGTCCAGCTGGTCCAAGAAAACCTTCCCAAAGCGTGCACCAAAGAACCCAGCATACGAGTGGCAGGTAAAGATGTACCTATACATGCTTACCAAGAAGACTGGTGAGCACTGGGCTGATGGTGAGATTGCATACATACTCACCACCACACCTGAGGAGCTTATGCCTGAGCATGAGGACGACAGCCTGCATTACATGGACGCACTGGAGGACAACCTTCGTGCAACCATAGTAAAGATAGAGCTGACTGAGGATGACATCAAGCACATGGATGCAAGGATGTTTGCCGCAGAGAAGTATGCAAAAGAATATGTAAATTTTTTAACAACCAAAAACAAATAGAATGAGTAATCAATTTAAAATGACAGGTGTCGTAGAAAAGATCTTAGACACAGAACACGTAAACGAAAAGTTTAAGAAGAGAACGTTTGTGCTGAACGATCAGGCAGACAAGTACCCACAGAAGATATCGTTCCAGACGGTACAGGACAAGGTAAGCATGCTTGACTCCATCATGGAGGGACAGGAGGTTGAGGTGTCCTTTAACCTAAGAGGACGTGAATGGACTTCACCACAGGGTGAGGTTAAGTACTTCAACACATTAGAGGCATGGAGGATAGAAGGATCAACTCAGGCAGCTCCACAGCCAGTTACAACTGAAGAGAAGGACGGAGACCTTCCGTTCTAGCCATTGTGTGTTCATGATGAAAGCAGTTAGGGTTCTGCTGGTTAGCTGACCATACTCAGTAAAAACCTATGACACCGACTGTATGGTGGTCGGTGTTTTTTTATAAACAATTAAATTAAATATTATGAGTAATACTAAAAGTTTTTTCGCAAGTAAATCCTGGAAAAATATAATGAAATATATATATGGTATAGGTGCGGCAGTAGTTATTATGGGTGCCCTATTTAAAATCATGCATTGGCCATTTGCTTCTGAAATGTTAATAGTAGGTTTAAGCACAGAGGCATTAATTTTTATATTGTCTGTGATTGAACCCGTACATACAGAAAAAGATTGGTCTAGGGTTTTTCCAGAATTAGATGACACAGAAGGTAAAGGTGTTGAAATTGGTGAGGGCTTAGGTCTTTATGATTTGTTAAAAAAATCAGAAAACACAGATATTCAAACCATAAATAAATTGGATGATATTGATGTGGTAGATTTAAAAGAGTCTTTAAATAGTTTATCCGAAAAGGTTAAAGACATATCACACTCTTTAAATGTAATATCAGATGATCTTTCTTCATCTTTTATACACACAGATTCTTATAAGAAAAATATGGAAAGTTTGTCTTTTACTTTAAAAGATATAAATGCCAAATACAATTCCATTTTAAATATTTTTAAATAAATAACTATGGAATATTTTTCATCACGTACAGATAAACTTGAGAAGAGAGACAAGGTTATAGAGACCTTAAAAGACCACTACGATGATAGGAGTAGGAAGGGTATCATAAAGTACAACACAACACTAAACGACAACAATGACGATGACTTCCTTGTGCATCTGCTTGAGGAGTTGATGGATGCCACGGCATATATTACTAAACTTCTAATGCAGAGAAAGGATGATAACGTACTTTAAGACAATAAACGACACAGACAAGCCCTACCACATAGATATAGATAGGGCTATAGATAGGATCCGTGACGGATCTTCAAAGGACTTGATAGGTAAGGTTAGGTTAGAGGGAGATAAGGATAGCAGGAATAAGTTAAAAAAGCAACTGCCTGCTATCTGCTTCTCTGGAACCTTTTCCGACAGGCGTGACAGCTCTATCATAGAGCATAGCGGAATCATGTGCCTTGACTTCGATGGGTTCAGGGACGAGCAGCATCTACACTCAAAGAGGGTGGAGCTGATGGAGGACGAATTTACGTACTGCCTATTTACATCTCCATCTGGTGATGGCATTAAGACGCTCGTTAGGATACCTAAGGATGCTAAGAATCATAAGAAGTATTTCAAGGCACTGGAGAAGTACTACGCATGCGATGAGTTTGACACCTCTTGTAAGAACATATCTAGGGTTTGCTACGAAAGTTACGATCCAGATATTTACATTAATGAACTTTCATCCGTATGGAAGGACATGGAGAAGGAGACAGAGTTTATAACTCGATCCAAGGCAACAATAAAGATATCAGACAGCAACGAGATCATACGCAGGCTCTCACTATGGTGGGATAAGAAGTATGGTATGGTACAGGGACAGAAGAACAACAACCTGTTCATCCTAGCATCCGCACTCAATGAGTTTGGTATCAACCAGGATGAGGCGTTCAGCACCCTAAACTCATACGACTCTACTGGAGAGAAGTCCTCAGAGATAATGGCCATAGTACGTAGTGCGTACAAGAACATGTCTGGACACAACACTAAGTTCTATGAGGACATTGATAAGACGTCAGAGATAGCCAACAATATAAAGATGGGCGTACCCATTGATGAGATAAAGAACAGCAACAAGGACATAGATGTCGATGAGGTCGCTAAGACTGTAGATTTTAATGAGTTTTGGATAAAGAATAGTAAGGGTAAGATTGATCTTGTGCCTCACCTGTTCAGACTATACTTGCAGGATAATGGTTTCTACAAGTACTATCCAGTGGGTAGCAATAACTTTGTATTTGTGAGGGTGATTGATAACACGATATCGGATGTGAATGAGGAGATGATAAAGGACTTTGTCCTTGACTATCTTTTGGGTATCGATGACATGTCGGTATATAACTTCTTCGCACTGAACACAAAGTTTTTTCAGGAGACATTCCTAAACTATGTCTCAAGGATAGAGCCTAACTTCATGGTGGACAACACTGATGAGGCTTATCTTTACTACCTCAACTGTGCCGTAAAGGTCACAAGGGATAGCGTAGAAACCATTTCTTACAGAAACCTAAAGGGGCATGTATGGGAGAAGCAAAAGATAGACAGGGACTTCATAAAGTCCGAGTTTAAGGATTCAGAGTTCAGGTACTTCATCAAGAACATATCTGGGGATAGGTCAGACAGCACAAGGTCTATGGAGAGCACACTGGGATACCTGATGCACTCACACAAGCCAGCGAGCTACTGCCCTGCTGTGATACTCAATGACGAGATCATATCTGACCATCCTGAGGGTGGTACTGGTAAGGGTATCTTTGTCAAGTCAATAAGTCATATTAAAAAGATGGTCATAATTGACGGCAAGGGATTCTCATTCCAGAAGTCTTTCCCGTACCAGAGGGTTCAGGTAGACACGCAGACTCTTGTGTTTGATGACGTCGCCAAGAACTTTGACTTCGAGAGACTTTTCTCTGTAATCACGGAGGGTATAACACTTGAGAAGAAGAACAAGGATGAGATACACATACCTTTTGAGTACTCGCCAAAGATTGTAATCACCACGAACTATGCGATCAAGGGAGCTGGTAACAGCTTCGAGAGGCGTAAGTGGGACCTAGAGTTCAAGCAGTACTACACAAAGAGTTTCACACCTGAGAGCGACTTCGGTCACATGTTGTTTAGTGAGTGGAATGATTCTGAGTGGTCAAAGTTTGACAACTACATGATCGACAACCTGCAGCTATATTTAAAGAGTGGCCTTGTTGTTTGTGAGTTTAAGAACCTTAAGGTAAGGAACTTTATTGCCGAGACAAACTCAGACTTCTGGGAAT